TTTTAATAAATTAAAATCTCTAGATATAATCAGTGTAATGGATTTAGATGATTATTGGGAACCAGGTAAAGAACACCCTGCATATGAATTAATTAAAAAGGAAGATTTAGCTAATAAAATCAAAGAAAATATAAAAAAGGCTGATTATGTTACAACTACAACACCTATTTTTGCTAGTGAAATATCTAAATTAAATAAAAATGTAATTGTTTTACCCAACGCTATTGACCCTTCTGAAAGACAATTCAAACCTAACCTTGAAGAAACTACAAAAAAATTAAGATTCGGTTGGTTAGGTGGATCTTCACATTATCATGATTTAAAATTAATGAATGATAATGTTACTAGATTTATTAAAGACAATAGTGAGGAAACCCAATTTGTTTTGTGTGGTTTTGACTTAAGAGGTAATATCACAGAAATTAATAAAGACACTGGTGAACAAAAAACTAGAAAAATATTACCACATGAAAGTATTTGGGCCAGATATGAAGAAGCTTTTACTAAAAATTATGGTAATTTAAGTGAAGATTATACTAAAAAATTAAAAAAATATGATAGAGAATTCGATGAAGATTCTAAAATAAAAACTGAAATGTATCGTCGTGTTTGGACTAAACCTATCACTACTTACGCTTCTAACTATAATCTTTTTGATGTTTCTATGGCACCACTTAAAGAACACATGTTTAATAAAGTAAAATCACAATTAAAAGTTATCGAGGCTGGGTTCCATAAAAAAGCTTTAATTGCACAAAATTTTGGACCGTATCAAATTGATTGTGTTAATGTTATTGAGTATGGTGGTAAGATTAACGAAAATGGTAACGCTATTTTAGTTGATACATCTAAGAATCATAAGGATTGGTATAAAGCAATGAAAAAATTATATGATAATCCTGAATTAGTGGATTTAATGGGGAATAATTTGTATAATTTGGTTAATGAAAAATACCATATTGACGTGGTAACAAAAAATCGTGCTTCTTGGTACAAAGAAATAGTGACCCATAATGAAAAAAATGTCACAAAATTGATGGAAGAAATTAATAATTTTAAGGTAACCACATCTAAGTAATAGATATTTATATATAAAAAATAATGTTATGATTATATATAAAACAATAAATTTATTAAATAATAAATTTTATATCGGGAAGGATACCAAAAACAACCCAAAATATTTAGGTTCTGGAATAAAATTAAAAAGAGCTATAAAAAAATATGGTATAGAAAATTTTAAAAAAGAAATAATTGAGCAATGTGATACACGTAAAAAATTAAATGAACGTGAAATATTTTGGATAGAAAAACTTAACTCACAAAACCCTAAAATAGGGTATAACATATCTAACGGTGGTGATGGTGGTTCACCTATGTTAGGAAAAAAACATTCAGAAGAAACTAAGAAAAAAATTAGTAAATCTAATAAAGGTAAAATTGTTATAATTTCAGAAGAAATTAAGAAAAAAATTAGTAAAAAATTAAAAAATAGAAAATTAAACCCTTTATCTGAAGAAACTAAGAAAAAAATCAGTGAAGCTAATAAAGGTAAACCACACTCTGTAAAAGGTAGGAAACTATCACAAGAAACTAAAAATAAAATTAGTGAATCTAAAAAAGGTCAAACACCATGGATGAAGGGTAAATCTCATACCGAAAAATCTAAAAAAATTTTATCAGAAAAGAATAAAAAATATAAACATACGGAAAATGCTAAAAATAAAATATCAGAAAAACAAAAAATTAAATGGATAATTAAAACACCAAATAATGACTTAATGGAATTTTTAGGTTATAATTCATTTAAAGATTATGTAAAAGAAAACTCATTAAATGTTAGTGTAGAGACTTTGAAATCATATGGTAAAAACAAAGGATGGGTTATTATAGAAAAAAACAAGTAATTAAAGAAGTAAATGGAATTTAAGATAGATAAATTATTATTTTTTGATATTGAATCGGTAAGTCAGTATAAGGATTTATATGACATGCCTGAAGATAAATTAAAAATGTGGGAATCTTATTATGATACTTTTAGAAAGAAAGTTACAGATGAATCTAAAATAGATTCAGATTTAATGACTGAAGGCGAGATACACCAAGAAGTATATAGACAAACAGCAGCTTTCTTCCCTGAATTTGGTAAAGTTGCTTGTGTTTCTATGGCATTTGTAACTAAAACAGGGGAAGTTAGATTTGAATCTTTTTATGGTGAAGATGAGTTACATATTTTAACTGAAGTTAGAAAAATATTTGATAAGATTGAACCTCTTGGATTTGAACTTTGTGGTCAAAGTATTAAACTCTTTGATATTCCATTTTTAGGTAAAAGATATTTTATTAATGGAATGAAACCACCTAAGTTATTTCCAACTCACGACTCTAAACCATGGGATTTAAAAGTTGTGGATACTAAAGAAGTATGGCAATTTGGTAATAATTGGTCCCTAGGTTCTTTAGATTTAATATGTTCTTCTTTGAATGTAGACTCACCAAAAAACGGTGATGTTAAAGGGGATAATGTAACCAATAATTATTGGGAAGGAAAACATGAACAAATTAAAGAATATTGTGAAAAGGATGTAAAAGCTCTTGTAGATATAATTACAAAATTAAACAACCTTAAATAATGGATGAAGGTATAAAAAAACATATTGAAGAATTAAAACATCTTCAATCTTTAGGAATACTTGACGAAGAAACTTCAAACCAATTAGATAACACTTTAAAAGAGTTTGAAAATGTTTTAACCGTTTCTAACCCTGAAGATTTTAAAATTAAAATTAAATATATTAATAAATCGGATAATGAAAATCCTGTCTACGCTAAAGAAGGTGATTCAGGTTTTGATTTAAGAGCTAACCTAATAGAACCTGTAACACTAAAACCAATGGAAAGGAAACTGATTGGTACTGGGTTATATTTTGAATTACCATTTGGGTATGATATGGAGATACGTTCACGTAGTGGCATGTCACTCAAACACGGTATTATTGTATTAAACACACCAGGAACAATAGATTTGAATTTTAGGGGTGAAATTGGGATTATTTTAATTAATTTGGGACAGGAGGATTTCATTATAAATCCGGGTGATAGAATAGCACAAGGCCTCATTAGGGTATCTACCACTGATACTATTATAGATTTAATAGAGGTTAGTGAAATATCTAAAGAAACTGATAGAGGTGTTAACGGTTTTGGCCATAGTGGTATTAAATAAAAAACCACCCAAATTTATTATTTTTACACCTAGATGTGATTAAATACGTAGACACACCTAAGATCCTAGAGGCTTCCATAATAGAGTTATATACAACATTGTCAATATTAACTTTTTTACTGTTTATTGGGTTTTTTCTACTATCTTTTATTTTTTGTTTAGCCTCTTCAGTGTGCTTTTTACCATACATAGGATTATTTTTACCACTAGTTTTTTCAGATATTTTTTGTTTAGCCTCTTCAGTATGTTTTTTTCCATACATAGGATTTTCAGGTCCAAATTTAGGGTGAGACATTTTTAATCTAGCTTCTTTAGTGTGTGTTTTTCCATACATAGGATTTTCAGGTCCACATAATTTACCTTTTCTAGTTTCTGAATACTTTTTTTTAGTCTCTTCACTATGTTTAAAACCTGTCATATTATGTAAAAAATTTGGATCCCTCTTTTTATCATCCCAAGAGAGTTTCATTTTTTGTTTAGTCTCTTCACTATGTGATCTACCTAAGAAATTTGGTCCGCCATTACCACCAATTGACAAATTATAACCTTTATTAATTGAATCATATTTTTTAATATAATAAATTTCCTTTTCATCTAATTCATTTTTACTATTACAGTATTCTATAATTTCTTTAATAAAATTATTTTTACCATATTTTTTTATAGCCTTTTCAAGTAAAACACCAGAACCATAGTAATTTGGGTTATTTATACTATCTTGTCCTATATAAAATTTTCCGTTTATTAAATTTGTTGTTTTGTAAATAACCATATTATTAATATTTAGACCACGATGTGGTTTACTAATAAATATGTTACAATTATATTTTATGTAATTAATAAATAAAAATGAAAATACAATTAGACACAATTAATAAAACCATTACAATAGAAGAAGATGTTAATCTTCATGATTTCTATGAAGAAATCAATTCTATATTACCTGGTGGTTTATGGAGAGAATTTACTTTAAAGGTGGAAAAAATTAAAGAATGGACTAATCCCATAACAATTACACCAAACACTACACCAATAAATCCTTTTACACCTATTGACCCTATTCCTAACCCTTATACAAGTCCATACCCACCGACATACCCACAAGTATGGTATACGACATCAAATACCGATAATACATCTTTAATTCAGGGGATTTATAATATAAAAACAAAAGCTTAAAAAATGTCAGTAGTAGCAGTAAAAGTCACAAATAAAAAAATAACAATTGGTTCCGATAGTATTATAGCTTTTGGGTGGACACAAGAAAAAGATAAATTAGCCAAACTTGAGGAAGTTAATGGTATGATTATTGGTTCTGTTGGTTTAGCTCAAGAAGGAGCCTTATTTAGAGTTTTTTGTAGAACTAGAAAACCTAGAGCCGCAGATGTAGAATCAATTGTTGACTTTATGTCAGATTTTCAAGATTGGTTAAAAGTTAAAACTGATGAATCTAATATTGGTAATAACTATATATTAGTTTTTGATAAGAAGGTTTTTAGTATTGAGGGATTTTATGTTAAAGAAGTTACTGATTATACAGCTATTGGAGCTGGGATGGATTTCGCTTTATCAGCTTTATATTTAGGTAATTCTGTTAAAGAAGCTATCAAAGCTTCTTGTCATCTTTCTGTTTATTGTGAAGAACCGATTAATATAATTGAAATTGAAAAACAATAAAAATGATTAGTGTAGTCTTCTCAACTAGAAAAGATAATCCTGAGTACATTGAACTGATTAAAAAAAGTAGTGGGATTAAAAATATTGATGTAATTCAAATAGTTAATGACGGTAAAATGTCATTAACCCAAGCTTACAATAAAGGTTTAGAGTTGTCTAAAAATAATATAGTAGTATTTTGTCATGATGACCTTATTTTTGACACTAACAATTGGGGTTCTAAATTACAAAAGTTATTTATTAAAAATCCTGAATACGGTATTTTAGGTATAGCCGGAACAACTGATTTAATTGATGGTCGTTGGTGGACATTAAAAGAATCTATGAACGGAGTTGTTTCCCACCAACATGAAGGTAAAAAATGGACTAATTATTATTCAAAAGACCAAGGTAATAAAATTACTGAAATGGTAGTATTAGATGGTTTATTTTTTGCTGCAGATAAAACAAAACTTAAACATACTTTTGATGAATCTTTTGACGGATTTCATTTTTATGACATATCATTTTGTTTCCCAAATTATTTAGATGGTGTAAAAATAGGTTTGACAACTCAAATTAGGGTTACACATTTATCTATAGGGATGACTAACCAACAGTGGGAAGAAAATAAAATTAAATTTGAAGAAAAGTATAAAGATAAATTACCTATTAGATTAAGTAATAACAAAACTTTTGAAGAAA